TTTCGTGAATAACTATCAAGAACGACCTCCCCATTGAATGTCTGGATATGCTTGCTTCACATTATCGAAGGAAATTTTATAAATGTCAGACAATCTTTTGTCTTTAACATGAACGAGAATTTCTGCTTCATCAGGATGCAATCCCTCAAGGATGTTAATGAACATCACTTCTCTTCGAATAGAAGATAGAGAATCATTACCTCCCTTCACAAAATTATAAAACTTTGAAGACTCTTTTCGGATAGAAGTTTTCTTTGCCCTTTGAGATTCTTCAGCAATAGAATTTCGTGTCTGTGAAGATGCCCTTATCTTATCAGACAAATTGCCAGATGCTGTTACATCTTCCTTAAGATTTCCATATGGAACTTCTCCTGGTGGAAGAAGTGAAATGACAGTCTCGTCAAAATTCCAAATTAAAATAGTTTTTAAAGGAAGGCAATCGTATTTTTGTAATGCTTCTACCTTCTTTGCATTAGTCCTTTGCTTTGAAACTACTTCAAGAATTTCATGCATGAAAGCATTTGTTGGGAGATTAGGAATTGCTATCGTCTTCTTCTGTGTAGTCTTCTTCGGTGTAGTCGTCGTCATAACTGTTTTCAAATCGTACTGCTAAAATTTCATCTGGTAGGATGTTACCATTTTCATCAAATAACTCAGGGTGGACATAACCTTTACTCTTTAAATAATCTTTTGCTAACCATCCAACGATTAAACCAATAAACAAATAGGAAATCAATAGTAGTACACTTACTACAATGAGTGCTGCTAACATGGCTCCTCTCCCTGAGTTATCTTTTTGATATCAAAAGATAATTTGTATTTTAAAAACTTAATTTCTATACAAAATATCCTAATTGTTTCTTGTAAAGGTTTCCTCCCGTGAGATATTAATAATTCCAATCCTCGATCAGAATTGATTTCTAACTTATTTAGATCGTTTTCTAACTCGTTTTCCTTTGTCATTTTTATATTTTATCACATCATCAATAATACCATCCAAATATATTTTTATTTTTCTGGCAATAGGTTTCGAAACAAATCCATATGCTTCACGAAGTTGCTTATGAATTTCATCAGATCCACCTTCAAGGTAATCGGATAGATCTAAACTAGTAGTTTTAATATTATCAACAGAGGAGCTATGAAGAATTTGATCCAATTCATCCTTTGTAAATTTATTTTCCTTCAAATAATCATACAATCTTAGATTAAATTTTTGACGAATAATTGCTTCGTCAACTGCACCCTCAATAATATCGTAGATTTCTTTGAGTTTCTGTTTCATCAGATGATTTTCTGTTCCTTTAGGTATGAGATTGTTTCAGTGCATCCTCCCAATTTATTTCCATCCTTAAGAACTTGAGGGAAGGTTGAACCTGCTCCAAATTTATCGTAAAAATCTTCTCTATCAAAATGAATACCCAACTCCAGTTCTTCATGTTCGAGATTACAAAGATCTAAAACTTCTCTCACTTTGTCGCAATAAGGACATCCAATTCTTGTATAAATGGTAAACATAATTCTCAATCAACCTCTGAAAGTATAACACGTTAATGATGAATGTGCAATAAAAAAGAGTCTATATTAGACTCTTTTGACATATTCAATTTTTATATAGGAACTATGCAGTTTCTGGAATATAATTTCTTCTTGGTTTGTATCGATACAATTTAACTTTACCATCCTCTTGGTGACCTATCCAGTCCTGTATCTTGCGTTTTTTTGCTTCCGCAAAAAACTCTTGATTGTAGTACCACTCCTGCCAATCAGTATTTGCTTTCGATCCATTACAAGACAGACATGAGCATACTACATTCTCAGTAAAATTTGAGCCTCCTTTAGATTTTGGAACTACATGATCTATGGTTAAGTTTTCGGTGGATCCACAATAGGCACAGCTATTGTCCCATTGCTCTTTAATTCTCTTTCTCCACATTTTCCTGGCTTCCTTGTTATTAACGGTGTGCAAGTTATAGAGATATCCTTGAGGAGATGCGTAAAGTTCCATACGATACGAATAAAGGACAAAAAAAGGGCAGACCCCTAGAGGGGGAACTGCCCAGAGAGTTATTAGAAGTAAGTTTGATTTTGCATGAGTTTTTCAACTCTCTGAATTTATTTATGCATATGAAAAAAGAAAATCGGATACAAATTGTTCGGATTTCTCTGCACCGAAATTACTCTTAAGATATCCTGCAACTGGATCAAGTTTTGTCATATAAGTATCGAAATCTTTATACTCAGAAACATCCTTACCAGTTGGTTTGGCATCTAGCAACATATCTCTATAAGTTTCTAGATATTTTTTAAACATTGGAAGGTGATCATCAACTTCCTCTTGCACACATTTCGCAACATATAGGTTATCTGAGAAGTGATTTCCTGGTTCAAAGAACCGAATACCACCCTCACACTTAGGAAGACCATCCACAGAGAAACGATAGTTCTCTACAGGATGTTGGAAATCAAAAGTAATTACTACTTTCTTAGGAAAGAACATCATTAAATCCATACCAAAGCAAGGAAGATTTGCTCCTGTCTTTGGATAGATGATAGTGTTGTAGATACAAGTTTTCTCATTCCAGATCTCAACTTCTCTAGATTTGAGAATATATTCATCATTGTATAACTTGGCAGAAAGGTTTAGATTCTTACCTTCCCAATCTGCCCAGTCACAAATATTTTCTAAATCAGGAAAAGTCTCCCACAGAACTTTCTTATAGTTTTCCCAAACGTTGTTCATCATTTTAAAATCTTAGCAGAATCCCGATCAAAGATTTCAAGACCAGAATAAGTTAAAATATGATCGTACATTTCATCAAATACCTTTGGTGGCATAGTACAGATCTCTGCACCATTATACCATGATCTGATGGCACGTTGTACACTACGAATAGAAGCAGCAAGAACTTGAGTCTTTACTCCATGAATCCGATAGAGATCAGAGATAGATCGTACAACCTCCAGACCTGCCACTGACTGGTCGTCTAGTCGTCCTACAAAGGGTGAGACATAAGTTGCCCCAGACTTTGCTGCTAGGACTGCCTGAGCAGCACAGAAGACCAGTGTGACGTTGGTTCGAATACCATCCTTGGTAAGTGCTCTACAAACTTGCAGACCATCTCTGGTCATAGGAAGTTTGATGGTTGCAACATCACCAAACTTTTCGGCAAGTCGGTATCCCTCAGAATACATCTGATCAAAGTCACCCATAACCTCCATACTGATGTCTTGCACACCAATACCTTTAATCTCTTGATACACATCCTCAGGATTCTTACCACTCTTCATAATAAGAGTTGGATTTGTGGTGACACCATCGATCAATCCAGTGTCAAAATGTTTTTCAATTAAGAGTGTATCTGCTGTATCTAGAAAAATTTTCATTTGATTTTGTTTAGGTAATCCCTTTCTGATTTATACAAGAAATCCATTCTCCTGTCAAGGTATATTTGAGCACCCTGATAAAGTTCGGGAATCAACCATTCATGAACTGGAAGGCAGTATTCCCAGTTCACTGGTTGAATACAATTCATCACAACAACTGACCAAAAACTAGTCACATAGTTAAAAATTGTATACATTTAGGTTTCTTCATATGGATGTGCTTGTTTTAGTTCAGGATTTGGTTGTGATGGAACCACTGGATTTCTATTCACTGCTTCAATCACAATGAAAGCATCATTTTGATAACTCACCGTACCAAAAGGTTTTGCCCACTTAGGGTTAGCACCTTCTGCTTGATGAATACCACTATTAGCAACACCACCAACTTTCACACGGATATCATCATCCGCAGTCCATCCTAATTCTTTCATAGCAGTATTGAGTCGATCTACCCACTCAGCACTTCTCATCACATTCTCCTCTGGTTCTAAGTTTCCAATCATTAGATTCGTTTACTCTCCCATCATTATACTTCTTTTTTGGTGCTCTGTAAAGATTTGGCCAAGTATCTTGAATAATCTCACGCAACTTATATGGAGTATCTGAACTAATCACTTTCAATATCTTTGAGTCTATTCATAACATCATCCATAGGTATGAGTTTTTCTTCACCACGATCAATACGATCTACCATATCATGTAGATATTCTAGAAACTCTTTTGAATAAGTTTCATCTAGATTTATAGAAGTCCAGAACCATTGATAACATTCTTGGTATGGATCATCTTCTGGTAGTAGAGTATAACCCTCATAGTTTCCACTAATGAGATCTCTCCACATCTTAAAATTGTTCCACATTGATCTCCAACCAGTTTGGAAACAATGGATGAAGTAGTATTCAAACCAGTTCATTTTTGTCTTTTGGTTAGAAGTTTATAGTCTTGGAGTTTACCATCTTTAAAATGAATACGGCAATCTGGCCAATCTTCCCATTCACCCTCCCAAGTTTCTGGATATATTACCACATATTTTGTAATATTCCAAGGTCTAACTTTACCATGAGTGCCATTAGGAATCCACTTAAAGTTTAGAAAAGTCTTCTTATCATTATAACCCTCATCATCTTCTTTGAGTCCTACAAGGTCAGCAGTATGAGAATAATCAATCAGATACAATTGTCCAGCTGGTGAGATCCAGTATTGTGACATTGTGCCACCAATCCAATAGTCTTCAATGTCTTTTGTTTGGCAGTTTCCAGAGAAGTGCTCACCTAAAGGATAAGAACTCCTCACATAATCAAACATTCCCATTATGCTACTCCGTTTGCACTATCAACAAATCTGCACCAGTTACGACCAGCAATGTCAAATGCAAACCCCAACTTACCAAGAGAGAATATGAATGAGAATAGTTTACCATATCCTACAGAAATTTGGAGGTAAGGAAACTCAATCCAATTACCATACTCACCAATATCAAAAGCCACCAGAAGTAGGGAATATTTCTTTGTAGTAAGGATCGTCATATAATACTCCTTACCATAATCTTCACGGATACCGAATTGAATGAGTTTCATTTGGGACAGGATTTA